TGTCCGCCAGGTTGGTGGACATCGAGGGCAGCATCTACAAGGCCGCCGGTCAGCGATTCAACCTCACCGCGCCCGCGCAGAAGGCTGCCGTCCTGTACGCCCCCAAGTCCGAGGGCGGACAAGGGCTCAAGGCCGCCAAGTTGACCAAGGGCGGGTACAAGAAGCGCGACGCGGGCCAGGAACTCTCCTTCGCGGACTACTCCACCGACGCCGACTCCCTGGAAGCGCACCCCAACAACCCCGTCGTCAAGGCCATGGCCGACTACGCGGAAGTCGCCAAGCTGCTCGGCTACCCGCTGGCCTATCTCGGCGTCAAGGACGACCCGGATAAACCCTGCCGAATCTTCGACGGCCGTATCCACGCCGACTTCGTGCAGTACGGCACGGTAACCGGGCGATTCTCCTGCCGGGAACCCAACCTGCAGAATATCCCTCGACCCGACACCGAACTCGGTAAGCGGATCCGAGGCCTGTTTATCGCACCGGCCGGATACAAACTGGTCGTTGCGGACTACGGCCAGATCGAACTGGTGGTGCTCGCGCACTTCATCGGAAAGGGTGCGCTGTACCGAGGATTCCATAACGGTGTGGACCCTCACTCGGCTACCGCTGCGGCCCTTATCGGTCAGGACCCGCAGGAATTCATGGCCCGGGTGAAGGCCGGAGACCGTGAGGCCATCAACCTCCGGCAGGTGGCAAAGGGAATTAACTTCGCCGTCGTATACGGCGCGGGTCCCGACAAGGTCGCCTCGATGGCTGGCATTTCCGTGAAGGAAGCAAAGCGCTTCATGGAGATCCACCAGAAGATGTTCCCCGAGATCTATGCATTCAAGAACGAAGTCGTCCGGGTCTGCCGGTCCCGTCGTCCCCCGCACATCCGCACCCTGCTCGGCCGCAAGAGGCGTCTTCCGCTCATCGTGTCGCAGAATCAGGGCCTGCGGATGGGCGCCGAGCGCCAGGCCGTCAACAGCCTCATCCAGGGCTCGGCGGCCGACCTCATCAAGTTGGCGATGATCCGGCTGAACAACTCCCTGCCGGACGACATCCGCCTGATCCTCTCCGTGCACGACGAGCTGGTCGTGCTCGCTCCGGAGGACCGGGCCCAGGAAGCCGCCGCACTGGTGTCGGAAGCCATGCTCGGTGAGGGCATCCAGAAACTGCTGCGCGTCCCTCTCTCGTCGGACGTCAAAATCGTGGACCGCTGGTCGGAGGCAAAGTAATGCGATTCTTCAATCGAAACGAGAAGGACCCGAAGGACGCCGAGGAAGTCGACCCGTTCGACGTCCCGAACGTGGTCATGTACACCCCGGCGATGCTCACCAAGCGGCTGCTGTGGGACCTGGTGCCCTGCTCCGACGTGGAGGCGATGATGCCTCTCATGAACCTCTCTCCGGAGAGCCCGGACGTCCGCGACATGGAGCACCGATCCAGCCACGAGAGAATGGCCACGGTGATGCCCCTGGGAGAAATTCTCTCACTGCTCACGCCGCTTGTTTCAGGCATTACCGCCTCGGCTATGCTGATTAACTCGGGCGTTCCGGCGGACGAGGATTCGGCGGTGGCCCTGCAGCGTCACCATTCCAATGTCCTGCAGGCCGGAGTCGGCGCGATACTCGCGAACCTCTTCGACATGGGCATCATCACGTACACGGAAGGAACGCAGTTCGGTGAGTAACTTCTGGGCAAACAAGTTGGGGGCAGCGAACCAACCGGCCGCCCCCGCCCAGGCTCCGCAGCCTCAGCCGCAGCCGACCAGCGGCCCGTGGTGGGCCCCGGGGCAGCAGCATCAACCCCACCCCGCAGCGGCCCCGGCCCAGCAGACAGTGCCAGGTGCGCAGCCGGGGAAGCCTCCGGCCCGCGCGATGGTCTCCAAGCAGAACACCCACTGCCCCGACTGCGGGGGCGACGACTTCTTCAAGCCCCACGGGAATCCGCAGGCCATGTCGCAGTGCTATACGTGCGGCTACAACCCCCGCTTCCAGCAGACCGCCGCCGGGCTCCCCTCCGGCGACAAGTCGACGCCTTCGACGCCCGCGCGACAGACCGCCAGCGGAGGCGCCGGGGGACGGAGCAACTACGACCCGAGCCACATCGTAGACGTCATTCGCTGACGCCCCTCTTGATCATCGCTAACGAACGGATTCACAGGTGACCTCTCTTCTCACCCTCGACGGCGACATCGCCGACCCCTACCGGTCTTTCATAGCCAAATCGCGGTACAGCCGGTGGCTGCCGGAGGAGAAACGGCGGGAGACCTGGACCGAAACCGTCGACCGCTACATGACGTTCATGAAGGCGCAGTTGCAGGACAAGCACCGCTACACCCCGGACGGTGACACCTTCTTCGAGATCCGCCAGGCCATCCTCAACCACGAGGTCATGCCGTCCATGCGCGCCGTCATGACCGCCGGTCCCGCCCTGGAGCGCAGCAACATCGCCGGGTTCAACTGCAGTTACCTGCCTCTGCAGGATCCGCGCGCCCTGGACGAACTGCTCTACATCCTCATGAACGGCACCGGCGTCGGCTACTCGGTGGAGAAGCGGTACACCGATCAGTTGCCTGCCGTCCCCGAGACCATCGAGATCGACGAGCGCAGTTACATCTTCGTCGCGGACTCCAAGGAAGGCTGGGCTCTGGGCTTCCGAGCGCTACTGACCAACCTGTGGGCGGGCAAGAAGGTCTTCTGGGACCTGTCGGAGGTACGCCCGGCCGGTGCCCGACTTCATACCTTCGGAGGCCGCGCCTCCGGCCCCGGTCCGCTCGAAGACCTCTTCCGGTTCACCGTCGACCTGTTTGAGAGCGCCAAGGGCCGCAAGTTCCGTCCCATCGAGGTCCACGACCTGGCGTGCAAGATCGCGTCGGTCGTCGTGGTCGGCGGTGTTCGCCGGTCGGCGATGATCTCCCTGTCCGACCTGGACGACCGCGAGATGGCGCAGGCGAAGTCGGGGGAGTGGTGGGTCGAGCACCCTTACCGCGCGCTGGCCAACAACTCGGCCGTCTACGACGACGACTTGACCGAGGAGCAGTTCCGGCACGAGTGGGACTCCCTGGTTGCCTCCGGCTCCGGTGAGCGTGGCATATTCAACCGCTCCGCCGCCGATCAGCAGGCCATCAAGTACGGCCGCCGGTCGCTGAACGCCGACTACGGGACCAACCCGTGCTCGGAGATCATCCTTCGGCCGTTCTCCTTCTGCAACCTGTCCGAGGTCGTGATCCGACCGGAGGACACTCCCGAGACGATGCACCGCAAGGTGCGCCTGGCGACCATCCTCGGAACATGGCAGGCCACCCTCACCGACTACCCCTACCTGCGTGAGGAGTGGCGGAAGAACGCCGAGGAGGAGCGGTTGCTGGGCGTCAGCCTGACCGGCGTGTTCAGCAACTCCTACACCAACGGCAGCAAGGGCGAGGGTCTGACCGCTCTCGCGCTGACCGACCTGCGTCTGGTGGCCCGGGAGGCCAACGCTCAGGAGGCCCACCGTCTCGGTATCCCCGAGTCGCACGCGATCACGTGCGTCAAGCCGTCCGGCACTGTAAGCCAGTTGGTCGGCTGCGCGCCGGGCATGCACCCCGACCACGCCCCTTACTACATCCGGCGCGTACGGGTGGACAAGAAGGACCCCGTGGCCCAGGTGATGATCGACGCCGGGGTGCCCCACGAGGAGGACACCTACAACTCTGCCGCGTGGGTGTTCTCCTTCGCCAAGCAGGCCGGTGAGGGTGCCCTGGTGCGCTCCGACATCTCCGCCATCAAGCACCTGCGGCTGTGGCTTACCTACCAGCGGTTCTGGTGCGAGCACAAGCCGTCGGTGACGGTCAGCGTGCGGCCGGAGGAGTGGGACCAGGTCGGGGAGTGGGTGCTGGAGCATATCGGGGAGATCTCCGGCGTGTCCTTCCTGCCCTACAGCGACCACACCTACGTGCAGGCGCCGTACGAGGAGTGCACGCCCGCGCTGTACGAGGCGATGACGGCCGACAAGCCCCGGGTGTTCTGGCCGGACCTGTCCTTCTACGAGACCTCCGACCAGACCGTGGGGTCCAGCACGCTGGCCTGCTCGGCAGACGGCGGATGCGAGGACGTGGACCTGGTGTCCTCCTGAAACTCCGACAAGTTCTTCGACTGACTAGTTGATACATCGGTAGACCGGTAGCCCCCTGCCAGATATGGTATGGGGGCTACCGATTCTTCGTTACAGGATCAGGAGAACATCACCACATGACACTTCATACCTGCGGGGGCCGCCTGTGAGCATCAACAAGGAAGCCCTCGCACTCATCGCCAAGGTCAACAAGGAGATCCCCGGGGCCGTCTGCTTCGCCTCGGAGATGAAGGTGGCCAAGCGATTCACCTCCGGCTCCCTGTCCCTGGACATCGCCCTCGGCGGCGGCTGGCCGGGCAACCAGTGGGTCGAGGTCATCGGCCGCGAATCCCACGGCAAGACCTTCATCGTCTACAAGACCCTGGCCGCCAACCAGGCCAGCGACCCCGACTTCACCGCTCTGTGGATCGCCGCCGAGCACTACGACGTCGACCAGGCCGAGGCGCTGGGCGTCGACAACGACCGCGTCATCGTCGTACCCACCCAGCAGATGGAGTTCGCCTACCAGACCATGCTGGACTTCGCCGCGTCCCGCTCGGTCGACATGATCATCCTCGACTCCTACCCGGCGCTCATCCCGGACGAGGAGTCGGCCAAGGACATGGACGAGGCGACCATGGCGCTCGGTGCCCGCCTCACCGGCAAGTTCTTCCGCAAGAGCGGGGCGGCCACCAAGCGTTCCATGACCGACCCCGAGGACCGCCCGATGCTGGGCATCGTCATCAACCAGTACCGCGACGCCATCGGCAAGTTCTCCCCGCACGGCACACCGACCACGACTCCGGGAGGAAACGCCAAAAATTATGCCTTCTACACCCGCGTCGAGGTCCGGCGCGACGAGTGGATCCAAGAGGCCCGGCCGGGCAAGGGCAAGGTCAACGTCGGCCAGGTCATCAAGGTCAAGACCATCAAGAACAAGAGCGCCGCACCGCAGCAGATCGCGACCATCGACGCCTACTTCCGTGCGGCCCCCTACCTGAACTTCCCTCGCGGTTCCTACGACACCGCCAAGGAGATCCAGACCATGGGGATCCTCTTCGACGTCATCAAGCGCAAGGGCGCCTACTTCGAGATCGACAACGGCCAGTACGACGACAAGGGCAAGCCGGTCCTGCGCTGGCAGGGCAAGGACGCCATGCTCACCGGCCTGCGCGAGGACCCCGATCTGCTGGACAGCATCTATCAGGCCGTCCTGAAGGCCTCCACGCACGCCGACGAGCGCAGCATCTCCGAGGAGGACCTGGAGGCTGCCGAGAACGCGGGCACCAAGAAGGTGTCGCGAAGGCCCAAGGCCGGGGAATCCGACGGGCTTCATACCGAGGCCGCCTGATGGTGGTCCTTTCCGTCCTGGTCGTCCTCGCCGCCGCGTACATCCTGTTTCTCGGCGTCCGCTATTCCCGGCGTGCTGGCCGGGCCCACGCGAAATTCAATCTCCTCGCCACGCTTCTGGAGGCTTCTTATGGCGGACATGTTGAAGCGGAGCCAGAAGCAGGAGAAGCGTGGAGCGAAACTCCTCGGCGGGACGGTGAACGCGGGTAGCGGAAACGGGTGGGTGCGTAAGAACGACGTGCGCACCCCCGAGTACTCGGTCGAATACAAGGTCACCAGCAAGATCTCGTATTCGCTCAAGGACAAAGAACTGATCACCGCAGAGAAGCAGGCCCTGGTCGACGGCAGGGAAATGCTCTTCGGGACACAGATGGCCAGTGGAAGGAACTGGATCACGATGTCGGAAGAGACATTCCTCACGCTTCATGCCTTGGCATATCCGGACGTCGACCCCGACGAGGTGCTCTCGTGGTAATGCATTTGCGCCTCAACGCACCGGAATGGGACGGCGGGGGAAAG